CTCCCTTATCTCAAAAGTACGTAATGGTATGCGCCCTGAGTCGACGGAACACGTCCAAGCCCGCATGGACTCACTTGATGAGTTCTCCTGGGCCGAAGCTGTTCCGCTCGGCGCCGGCGTAGCCAGCATTATTGCTGCGCTGGTATCCGGAAACAAACTTGTGGCCTCTGCCTCAGGTTTCAAGGAATTTAAGAAGTGGTCCGACCTCGGTTCCGGCTTGTCAAAAACTAAAGCTGGCATCACCACCGTCGTCGAGTTCGCTTCTTGGATTATGGAACACACCCGAACCCTGCTCATGCAGTACTTCCCTAGTGCTGCTGTCACCACCCCTCTCGCCCAACAATTCGCCCTTCATAGTATCGACATTGTAGCGTACATGAACGAGGCCACTGCTATGTGCAACCCTACCGATGCCGACGCAGTCCTTCGTTCTCCCCAAACTCCTGGAAAACTCGTGGAGCTAGTGCGAGTGTCCGCCCTTGTGCAGATACTCGATGCTGACTCTAAAGTCAAAATTGCCTCTCCCGCCCGGCAGGCTCTTGTCGACATTCGTCGCAACCTGCTAACCTTTGCCCAAAACTTTTCCTCTTCCCGTGCTGCCGCTTCAAAGCGCCCCACTCCCTTCCACGTCTCTCTTGTAGGGAAATCTGGTGTTGGTAAATCCGACATCATTAACTCTCTCATCAACGACATTACCGACCCCCGTTGGTTTATCGAACCCGTTGATCGAAATGAGGACGGACGCGTGTCCATCTACGCCCGTTCCGCCTCAGACCCTTACTGGAGTAACTACGCTGGCCAGACAGCCGTCATCCTTGACGACTTTGGTCAGTCCGCCCAAGACACCCCTGCAGACTCTGAGTACCTCGCTCTCATTTTCATGCTTTCTGGTGTTGCTTACATGCCTCGAATGGCCGCTGTGAGCGACAAAGGACGTCTCTTCACTTCACGTCTTGTTGCATCTACCACCAACGTGGAGTTCCCCACCTCCATGTGCGTCAAGACCAACGCTGCCCTGTGGCGTCGCCGAAACATTCTTGTGGAAGCGATTGCCGCGCCTGGCAAGACCCTGGACGATCCTGATCGACTCTCCTTCAATATCATGAACCCTTGTCCTCTCAATTCAGTCGGCGAAGCCGTGTCTGAAGTCATCTACATTCGTCAACACATGAAGTACGACGAACTCATTGCCTACATTGTGCCCCAATTCAATGCCTTCGTAGCTCGCGACGTTACTGCCGTTACGAAGAAGTCTAACCTCTCCGAACAGGGAACTCTTTCCCTCCTGCAAATGGCCAACCCTCTAGCCCAACAGGTCAATCCCACTCCGCACATTGCGCAGACTTCATCTGCTGCAGTTGCCGCCCTCACAGCCAACCAACATTGCTATGTGGGCGTTCCCCCCGTTCCTATTCCCGCTGAAGAAGACTTTCTCTGCCCGTGTTGCGATATCGTCCAGTCTAACTTGGCGTCCATCTGCTGCACTGAAAACGACGAATGGCACCCCGCTGCCTTCGGTGTTCCCGAAAACATCTATGGCCCTGCACGGTCCAAAGCCTGTGCCTACTTCAACCACTCCTCTGTCACCCCTGACTACTTCCTGCACAAGTTTGAGGAAGCTACCCCTTACCATCACTATGCGGTTCTCCAAGCCGTTCAAGCCCGTGACATCCGACTCGACCTCTCTCAGGTTGGAGATCGCCGTGTGCGCGACTACCTGCGAAAGTTTCATTCACTGACGCACAACATCGCCTACGTGGCGGATTCCCCCACCGACCCCAACGGATATTATCCCGTCCCCTTCACCTGGGCTCAGATGAAGAAGGTCTGGAGCGTCCTGTACGTCCTCCGGAAAAACGACTTGTACCAGTGGTGTGAAGCTTCGGCTCCCCCCCGTTCCAACAATTCCTATGCTGAGATTCAAGCTCTCTGGGAAAACCATCTCCCTGTCCCCATGGCTGTTAATATGCATGCCATGGAAGGCATGGTTGTCTTTAACGACCGTGCTCTAATTGAACGACGTGAACTTCTTGCTGAACACATTCCCATCGCCCAACTCACCGCCTACTACTCCATGTCCCAAGGCCTTTTCGGTTCTTTCTGCAGCACTTCTGATGCTGTTGCTAAAGCGCTGATCTGTGAATACCTCGAACATAAAGCTCGCCGCTCCACTCCCACCGTAGTAACCGGACTCGTTTCAGGTGAAGAAGTTGCCAGTGCTGACGACCAAGATCGCGTCGCCCAGTGGAATCTCTCCGAGTCTATCCCTTCGGCCGTCAAGTTGATTGTGACAGGACTCGCCTGTGCCACCGCTGGCCTTGCCACCTGGAAAATCTACAAGTGGCTCGCTGCTGAAAGCCACACCATCACCACCACTGATGCCCTCGGCAACGTTGAAGAGGTGCGCTGCGCCGTCCGTAAGAACTTCAAAGGACTGTGCGCCGATCTCATTCTCGGAGCCGTTGCTGCTGCTGCCACCGCTGCCTTCGCCACCAACCAAGGTGCAGAACCCTCTGCTGCTATCCGTGTAGCTCAAGAAAGCTTCGGATACGACACTCGTGCCAAGTTTCTCCGTCAAGGAAAGACCGCGCGAGCCACCATGCACTCACTCCAAACCGAAGTGAGCGTAGCAGTTGATGAGGTAGTTTCGTGCTTTACCCAAAAGCTCAAGGCTGCCAAAGTAATGACCCCTGAACAACTAGCTTCGTTTGAACGAGAAGCTTCTGCTGCCGTCACCAAGGTCTTTGAGAAAGAAGCCCTGCAACACGGATGTTCCGACAACCGCACGCAGGATACCATTGAATATCGCTTCAAGACCTCCAACGCCATTACCATCACCCGAACCCGTAACACCGGAACCTCAGCCATCACCAATGGCTTTGGCATACGGGGCAAGCTTGCCCTATTCCCCTACCACGTTTTCCACGACCTTGCCCAAGGTGAAGAGACCACTGTTGTGATCAACACTCCCAAGGGCACTACCATCCACATCCTCACCATGGGCGATACCATCCGTAAAGCCCAAACTGACAAGTCCGTCATGTCTAACGACCTCTGTATCGTGAACCTCGGTGCCCGGATGAACTCCTTCCAGGACGTTTCGAAGACCTTCATATCTGAAGACGACCTGGAGGTGATGCATTCTATCCCGGCTCAACTCCTTACCACCCATCCTAAGACCCGCTCCGTCACCCAGTATACTGCCCTCGCAACCCGCAACGACTCCCTCACTGCGATTAAATATGGCGATGCTAGTGCCGACTATCTTCTCCCCAACTACTGGAGCTACGAAATCCCTTCATTCCCCGGAATGTGTGGCTCACCAGTATTCTGTCTTAACAACCGTTCCACCGGCTGCATTATGGGAATGCATACCGCTGGACACCCTGACGAAGAGCATGGGTATGCCGCTATCCTAACACGAGAATGGCTCGAGCAACAACTCACCCAACTCTTCCCTCTTGCTGTCGAACAACACGCCTGTGCCCTGCCCGAGGATGGCCTTCTCACCAAAGGCCTCCCTAACGATTATTCGCTCTCTGACATTACCCGCCACGTTGACGACCCCGCCCCTTACCCTACCG